AGTTGTTGCAAAGTCAAAGCGGATTTTGTCTCGGCCAAAGTCAAGTGCCATGTTGATCATGGAAAATGCGGTAATTGGGTTTGTTTGCTTTACGGCAGAGAACCCAACGAAGATGTCTCGACCAGCAAACTCTGTTCGGTAGCTCGGCAACCCTTCAGAAGATCGGGACTCTACAATTGGTTGCTGTAGTGGCAATGTTTTGTGTAGTTCCTCTTCAATTTGTGGTTCTGGAACCGCATTTTCGATAGTTTCCAGAGGTTTTGTCTCGTTCTGTGTGCCAATATCAACATTACGATCCTCATTTTGCTCACTTACCTCTTCTTTTGGCTTGCGTCCGGGCTTTTTTGCAACTTTCGGTTGATTTACAGGTTGTGTTGGCACTCCATTTCGAGCGAATGGATCAAAATTGTCCAATGCGTTCATTGTAATGCGTTCATCTGGTGATATTTTTACTTCCATATTCTTAATTTATACTAAGTTTATCTAGTTATACACTAAACCTGCTATACTTTTATAATCCTGCCTCATCCAAACCAAGGTCAATTGCGTCTGCGGCATTCATTTTAATCCGATCAGACAAATTTGATGGTTTATTTGATGATTGAGTTGTCACTGTCTGCTTTGGCAACTTGGAACTGCCTTTGAGCTTATTGTTCTCAGAGGTGAGTTGCTTGACTTGATCCATGAGTGCGTTCTTTTGCGCCTGCTCGGTGCGTAGCTGCTCTGTAAGCACATGACTGAAGACAGCAGATGCAGCGACATTGGCGCGTTCCTGTGCCGTTGTAGGCCACAATGCAGAGTTGAACTTGGTTGCCAAGTCTCCAACCCGTTTATTGTGTTCCTCGACCTGCTTCAGTTGCTCTGGAGTCGCATTTGGAAGAGGCTCAACAAACCTTGCCCACGGGAGGTCTTTTGTAATCTCCTCCATGTAGGTGTCAATCTGCTCAACTTCCTTGCCATACCATTCTTTATTTTGCGTTTCGCGTTGAGTTAGGATTTCTTCAGCGTGATCAGCGGCATGAGAAATTTCAGCCTCTTGCTTTTCCTTGAGTTCTGAAACATCGACAAGACCACGTTTCAGCCTTTCAGAGTCTGTCAATGGCAATTTCTGAAATGCAGACTGTTTCCAAAAACTATCTGCAACTTTATCCGGCCCCCCAGCGTCTTCAATCGACTTGATTACTTCATCTCCAGCACCATGCTTCCTCAAAATTCCATATATACTTTCTTTGGCACTTTGGATTGGTGCTTCGTATTTGCTTTTGAACTCTGGATCGTTCTTGATGTCGAAGATTGCGCGGAACTTTTTGAGTTCTTCGTAGTCTTGCGGGATTTCTTTCCGCTGCTCTGCTTCAGAGAGTCGTTGACGCAGAACTTCTGCTTCGGCGGCTTGTTGCTTGTATTGACTGGCAGTTTCTTGAAGTTTGCGCCAGTTGCTTTGGTTTTTTTCGCTGAGATTGCGAGGTTGCTCAATGGCTGCGATTTCTGGATCAATTTCGACTTGTGGTTTTGCTTCGGCTTGAACTTGCTCGTCTTGGGTTGCGGGTTCAGTTGCAGGTTCAGCAACAGGAGCAGCAGGTTCTTCCAATACTGCCTCTGGTTCACTAACCACTTCTTCAGTTTTTGTTTCATTGTTTTCTGTAGTTTCTCCAAGTGCTTCATCAAGCAAATTGTCAATTGTTGCGCTTGTTGTTTCGTCGATTGGGTCTGAGTCAAGACTTGGGTTTCCAAATCCTGTTACGTCTGGTTCTACTGTGTTTTCGTTGGTATCTGTCATAAATTTATTTCATTGATTTAGCTCCCGCACATTTCCATTTTTTCCTCGAAAGGTTGTTTGGTGTATTTGGATCGTTTTGTTTGCTTTTAGGAAGTGCTTTTTTAATGCCTAAACTTCTTGCGCAATAACTATTTGCTCGCTTGCTTCCGGGATCAACATTCGCTCCTTTTTGTCCGTAAGAAATTTTGCGAGTTTTCCCAGTGTTTGAATTTTTTACTATTTTAACTGATGCTTTGCCAGTTGCGGGTTTTGTTTTCATTTCTTTTTTTCTCTATAATATTGAGTTTTGCTTGTTGCTCCAGCTATTTTCCAAGGTTCTTGTTTGTATTTATATGGTAATAAAACAATATATTCATCTCCAATTTTTTCAGCTTTTATAATATTGTTGGATTGCAGTATTCCGTGATTTCTTCCAAGGTCTTTTCTTTTAAACCATCGAGAAACAATTGAACTTCTGACTCTGAATTTATTACCAGCAAGTTTTAAACTATCAAATGATTCAATTTTGCCGCACGCATAATAAAAAATGTATTTATTTCTGATCTGCGATTCTGACATTTTCTTTTTATGGTTGTCTGAAAATTTAATTCCAGCCATTGGAGCAGATGCGCTTTTGCAAAAGTTTAGACAATTATCATTACCGATATTTTCGTCTAAATATTTTTGTTCTTCATCAAGAACAGATTCTTCATCACAAAGAACAAGTATCTTGAATGCCATTGCATCTTCTCCATATTTATTAAAACATCTTTGAAGTCGCAGATTGCGATGCATTCCAGATCGCAGTTTTGTTATATGGTTTTGCTTACGGGCGTAGATATTGATGCTGCTGCCATAGTATTTATAGCCAGCAATTTCAATTTCATATACACCCGCTACCTTTTCCATATTATTTCTTTTTTTCTGTTGTCGCTGATTGTTTAATTGCCTTTGCAGTAGGTGCGCCTTTGCTTCCAACTTTCCTCATTTTCTCGCCACTACCAGCAGCGATGCGTTCACGTTTTGCGTGGATGTTAGCCCACAATCCTTGTTGTTTTTTTCTCATATGTTTATTGAAACTATTTATTTTTACATCGCGGTAAAATTACCAGAGGTTGCGTCTTGGTTTTCTTCGTTATTTGCAGATAAGTCTTGCAGTTCACGAATAGCGAATTCAAATCCTTCTTTAAACTTTGCTTGCAACGCAACTTCTTCAATAGATTTACCATCGCACAACGGAATGCGCGAGCGGTAATATTCTATCAATTTATTACCAGATTTATTTAAATATTCCCGTAAGGTAACGCTATCTGCGCTTGTCCACTTCATAATTTGTTATGTATTTGTTTATTGCAGTGTGCTCATGGCTGGCTTGGATAAAAACCAAGTCACATACTGGCATCTAACGAGGTTCTTATCCAGAGGAAGCTTATCGCAATCCTGCGTCAATGGCATCATACGACGACATTGGCTTTTTAGTCAAATTAATATCTTCTTTTTTAATAACGGATGCTGGATCAACTTTTTTTGCATCGCGTCCAAATGCGTTAGGAGTAGATGAGTTGTTGTCAAATTTAGCATATGCGTCTGCTGTTTCTTGTGACATACCTTCTCCGCGATCAGGTTGTGCTTCCTGCATCGCGTATTTCTTGTAGTTCTTCAGTGCTTGTGAGTTTGATCCGCCCATAGTGTTATTTTGTTTTTGTTTATCCTGCTGTAACTGGTTTCGGAGGATTGGCGATTGCGTCAATCGTTCCAAGTTGTGTTGGTGCTGCTTGCTCTGTCATTTCGCCAACAGCCCTTGCCTGTGCAACAACTGGTCTGCGTCCTCCTCCTCCAGATGGCAATCCTGCGCCTGCCGCTGGTTGTAACTCTTCTGGTGGTGGTGTTCCGTGACCTGCTGTCAAATGATCAAAAGCTTGCTTTGCCGCTTGCTTGTATTGTGTCACTTGCTGCGAGTTTGCACCTTTAGCTTCGGCTTGTCCAATGTGCATCATAAAATGCTGCAACGCTTTCATAAATGGCGCAACCATTTCTGGAGGCAATGCGCCTGCTGGAGCTTGCTCAATAAGCGGCATAAGTTTTTGCGCAATCGTATCAAGGTGAACAATGTCATTGTCTCTCGGAGATACAGGAACGTCTTGTCCCGCAATGATAGATTGCAACTCGATAATTTGCTGACGAGTAGCTTCAATTGCAAGTGCCTCCACCTGATCTTTCGGAAGGATAACTTGGTTGGCAATGCTTTCACCCATTTTGCGTGACCAATCGAGCTTCAACAACTCGTCTTGGTTGACTTGCGGATTGCCCATATAACGCTGGATCATTAGATCAAGCATCGCGTTGTCCTGCGCCTGCGTGTCAGGCAAGAGTTCTTCCGCTGGACTATATGCCATGAGCAAGATGTCAGCAGGAGGCAGGTTACGCTCAAGCATATTCAAGCAACAGAAAATTGCGTCTTCATCCAAATGATCTGGAATCTCGAAAGGCACAAGGAACGATGGCAAGTCCATGACAGACCGATCAAAAGCATCAACAACTTCACGCCTTGCCCATGTCGCTGATGGAACCATTTGACGAGCGATGTCAAGACGAGTTTTAAGTTCGGCAGCAGCTTTGACGTGTTCTGGATGACAGATACCTCGCTGCATACGCTCAACTGCTTTGGAGTATTGTTTTGTCCAACGCATCAAGATGCCTTCACGAAGCTGATTCTCGATAGCAGCAACGCGATTTACTTCAGATGCCGTGCGCTTACTGCCTTGCGCTTCCATTGGCATTCCCGGCAAAAATGTTCCAACTTGAATTTCAGCAAGACCAGAAATGAACTGATCCAATCGCAGGAAATCATCAACATCCGCTGGCAAGTTTTGCGGAATGACTTCATATCCTTCCGCGATATAGCAGATAGGATGATGGACAGTCAGAGGTGCTGCGCCTGCCTTTGCATTCGGGCCTTTCTTGAGCAGCAACATTCCCTTAAGGTAAACATTGTCCACAACAAGATTTCGAGCTTTGTCAACTGCAATGTGCGTGTTGTAAAGGTCGCGTCCTGCTCCACGGGAACCCATGAGATTGCCGTTGCCGATCTCGATTGCAAACAACGCGAGGCATTCAGACATCTTGTTGTAGCGATCAATCTGTGTGCAAATCTCGTCTCCACTCTTATCGTCAAACAAAAACCTGCTAATCTTGCCGTGAGGTTCTTTCACCAGCAACTCGCCAAGCTCAACGTATTTCGCGTCATTCTCGTAGCTCGCACCATACGATCCTTCACGAATCCAGTCCTCGTAGCGACGAGCGTCATCATCAGAATCCAGCGTTCTACCAGCGGGAATTGCGTTGTTTATTGACTTAATGAGGTTCTTGATATGCCAACCTGCCATCGCTGCCATCTGAGGGTCTTCAAGCACTGGCAACAATTCAGCAATTTGATACCTGCGTTTCCTTGCCCAAATTGGAGTTGCGTCAACTTCCTGCGGAGTTTCGATGGAAAAGAACGTATAATCTTGGCGTAAAAATTCTGGTTTCCAATCGCGCAAATCGTCCCAACATAGACCACAAAATCCGAATGTGGTATTTTCATGGACAACTTGTGCCACGATGTCATCGTGACCACTCCAACCACGGATGCACTTGGTAATTTCTTCGCGGAAAACTTTGGTTTTATTTTCTGCGTCTACTCCTTCAACTGGATACTTGGAGAAGGTGAGAGTTGTAGCCTGCTCGATGACTTGCCGAAAAGGAGGTTGAATTCGACTAACCATCGTGGACAAGAATCCAGTAGGACGATTAGAACGCCAATTTTGGCCCATGCTTTCCAGCTTCTTTGCAGCATATGGAGGCTCATTGTTGAGCTTCTTTTGGATCAGTTGATTTTTCCTATTCCTTTCGACATTTTGCTGTTTAAGCCTGCGATACGCAGAGTGCGCTTGCGCGGCATCTTTAAATGTTCGCTTAACCTGCAAAGTATCTTTATTGACAACATCATTATTCCCAGCAGTGGAATCAACAACATCCAAATCAAGAATGCGAGGTTTGTCATAAGCGTTAGTAATGCGAGGAGATTTTGTCGCATAGGTATCCGTTACTATTGCTGGCAATGGTTTTAATACGTCAGCCATAATTTATTTTTTATTTATTCAAATTGATCCAACAATCTTTAGGTGTATTTGATGCTGCTGACAATTGTTTTTTGAACATGAATACTGCACTGCGATTATCGTGTCGCATTACATTGCAACCTCCAAGTTTTACTGATGTCTCTGTATCTTTGCCATTTCTGATACTGGCAGACACACGTTCAGCAGCAGAAACGCATGAAGCACAACCCGATTTCCACGATTTATTTTCTGGACAAGCCTTGCAAACTTGCGCTCGTTGTTCAGCCAATTCGTCAGAAACAAGCAAATTTTTCTTGCCAGAATTCAAAATGTTTTTTGCCCAAACAGTGATGTCGTTTAACAAAGTTTGCTGACTTGTTTCTGGATGGACTGAAGTCACAACAACCATGTCAACTCCATGACAAAAATTAGGCCAGTTAGAACAGAGGTAACTGCTGACATCGCCCTCGACATCGCCAATTGGCAAATGATTTTCCGCACGATAATTTTGAACTGTTGTCAAAAGATTTTCATAAGAATGAGATGTCAATTTCACATCTCCTTCCATGTAGTGCCATCCACCGGGAGGTATCATTCCAATAATAGGTTTTGCCATAATTTTGTGTTCTTTAATTTAAATTTTAAAATCTTGCAAGCATAATTTATCTTTTATGATAAATAAAGCAAACAATCACCACTTAGTGCATCATATTTGATAAATAAATCAAACCACACTTGATTATACGCTAATTTTGATATGTTTCATTTATTCGCTAAAATCAATAAATTCTATTTTGTCAACGATGGATTGCATTCCGCGATCCATTAACCGAGGAGCTTCTTTTTTGTTTTCTACCATAGTCGCAGTTGATCCTGCTCGTTGCCTCATAAGAAATACCAGCATCGAAAGCGAGTCCAAAGCGTCAGGTGATGGTTGCCGTGTCCGCTTAACATAATCTTTTTTACTTTCTACGCGCACCATGCCTTTTCCTTTCTGCATATAACGCCTTCCAGTAGCTTGCCGAACAAGTTGATCGTTGCTGAACCCCGGTGATATTTTTAAATATTCAAACTCAAGATACTTGGACAAACCAAACAGCAATTCAGTTACAACTCCGTTGTAAAGCTCGCTCGCCTTCTGTGAATCATCACCTAGGATATGCGTGTCCGTTGCCGCCCAAGAATAGTTCACTCCAAGCACATCATCACCAAACAAAGTTTTTAACGAGTCATGGATGCCTGCACCATTGCCAGTTCGGTCAACGCATAACCAGTTCGGAGCAATCTTCATGTTCTTACAAAACTTGATGATGTTGTAAGTTTGCTCCAGCGTTGCCGCTTTCGGGAATGTCATCTGAGAATCAAGCTGCAATACTGTTCTCGGAGTCTTGAACGGAATAAACTGGCCGCTCATCGGTGTCCACCCGTCACAAAGGCCAAATCTTCCGAAAGAACAAACAACAGTGTCATTGCCTTCCAGTGCCAAGTCGAACGCTGCCAGAGGCACTACAGGCCCAATAAACCGCACGTTACCCATCGCGTTATCAACCATTGACGGAGTAATAATCGCCATGCTGATACCTTCCTGCGGGAACCAACCTCTCGCCATCGTAAAATATTCAGCGGTTCTGCCTTTCGCCTCGTATGCCGTGTAGCCTTCGTTGGTTTGCAAGCCGGGAAAAACAATTTTCTGCTCAATGACATTTTCGCATCGTGCGGCATCAAGGCGCAAGACGTGCCAACCATCGCGTGACTCCCATTCAAAGTCATCCTCGCAATCAACCGATCCCCAACCCCGCTCTGGTTCGCACCGCTTGCCAAACTCGCTTGTCCTATCTTTCGGGTTAGATGCAGCAAAAATTTTAATGCGTCCCTTTGCGCCTTCGGTATCAGCAGCGGACAAGATGTTTTGCAGACCCTCCCACACTCCAGCAGGAACTTCTTCCGCTTCGTCCAGCACAACATGAGTTCTGGACATCTGACCCCATGTCGGATGCGGCTTGCCTGATCTTGGACTTGGGTGGAAACCACGAAGAGTTCCCGTTCCGCTATCACCTTTCGGAATAGCTACAAGATGAATTCCGTTCTTAGAATCATTATTTGCTTGTATGCTTTTTACAAGCGTTTCACTACCATCAAATTCTGGACGAACCAATGCAGTTGTATAAAACTTTTTAATAGCAGCAAATACGTTGCGTTGAGCGTGTTCAGCAGTAAGTGAAACAACTTTAATGCAAGTGTAGTGAGGGTCACGCATCCAGTCCAGCAGAAACCATGCCGCTGCGCCAAATGTTTTTCCCATCGCTCCAGCACCTTGGATCAACAACTTGTCATGGTCAAACAAGCATCTCCATGTATCCATTGAGGATTGTGGTCGCCAATCATAAACCTGTTGACCCCACAAGACAGTTGCCGCCGCTTCAAACTGATCTTTGTTAAGCAGTTCGTTGACAAACTGCAATACAACATTTTTTGCAAACGGCAGGTCTACTTTAAAGTTGCCAGTTGTATTTGAAACATTTGTTATAATATACTTTGCGGCAAGCAATATCCCGCGATCTTCATCAGTCGCGTTATCAACCTCGGCACGAATTTTTTCTGCCAAGGCAATTGCGTTTTTAACATCTGCTGTCAAATTAGTTCTGGCAATTTTCGTTCGTGAACCATTTCGTTTATAACCTTGCGAACATGATGCAATGTATCATTGCAGCAAAACTTTCGCTCGCCAGTTTCTTCGTCAATGTAATGCGTGAATTCGCCAGTATGGTAACGCACCGCTGACCGAAGCTCCTGATCAATATCGTTCAGTGTCAATAGCGCATCCAATCCAGCACAAGCGTATTTAAAATCCCACTCCTGCTCTGGCAGGTTAAATTCAAGAGTTGCTTTTGCTTCCATTTTCAATCCTCCCGTCTGCTAACCAAATTCGGACATTTGACAAATCATCAAACTCTTTACTCCATTCTTCTTTTGTTATTTTTCCAGACATATATTTATCGTTTGATTTCCGCTGTGCTTCTGCTCTTGTCATTTTACCTCCAGTTTTGATCGTTGTCTCTGAACTCATTAATCTCCTTAATAGCATCAATAAGAATTTCGCGCAACCTATTCAATGCGCCTTCATAACTACTCCAGTTTTCCTCGATGCGATCCAATATATAGCCATGATGGATCACCTTGTATATCGGACTGTTACAATAACTCCACTTGGTTTCAATATACCAGTGGCAGTCACGATCCTTGTGGTGATCTTCTCCCATCAACGCATACCATTCCTGCGTTAATTTTGTTATTTCTTGTTCTATATTCATGTATTTTTGTTAGAATCTGTCACAATTCGACAGATATGCGCAAGAATTTTGTTTATCCTCATCGCATCCTGCACCCTGCATGAAGTAATTCGCGTTGGATGGAATATTGTTCCGTTATCGCTCACCTCAGTAATACTCAGAATATCCAAGAACTCCTTGCAAAGTGATTTCAAATCCTCGTTCTCGTATCGAAGTTTGTAAACCTCCGTTGGAGTCCAGTCGGCTGGACATCCGCACTCGCCAGCATCATACGCATGACACTTGCAGTCCTTGCCGGGAAAATATGATTTAAGATTCTTCCTGTTCTTCTTCATATCCCATGTCCTCCGATAATCTCGCATGAAACGAATCCTCACCATCGTCTCCAGACAGCAAGTAATCAATCCTCCGAATGTATGTTGCAGCAGTAAGAATGAAAGTCACGCCAAGCATAAACTCGTAAAGCGTTTCTTCCTTATAATTCTTTCCAATACGATCTCCCCACTCGTTGACCTCATTAGAATCGTTCTCTTGAACAATCCTCTCAATCTCATCGGCAATATCTTCCAGTTTATATTGAATATAATCCCAATGTCCTCCGCTCATAGTTTAAAAAAGTTCTGATCCAACCAAGTTACTGCAACTCCAGCATCGATAACATCTTTTGCATCAATACAGTTGTCGCTAATTATCCCATGATCCTGCAATGCGTTCATCGCTTTAACTGGATCAAGTTTTTCATATTCAATATATTGTTCAAGTAAATTCATCGTTTTCCGAATATCGTATCGAAAATGTTTATTGCAGATTCGCTATGCCTAATTGGTTCTGGATAATCATCTTCTTTCTCATCATCTTCAAACTCTTGATTGAATCCAGACTGAAACGCAACGTCCCAAGTCTGATTAAACATTTTACGCAAACCTCTTGCTGACATTGTTATTGTTCCTAACCCATCAAATGATGGATTCTTTTCAATATATTTAGACCATAGTTCGGATTTTTTCATTTTTCTTCCTCCAATGCCGCTCTAGCAATCAGTCCCATATTTTCCCTATCTGCGTAAATATCTGTGCCGTCGATAAACAAATCCTCAATCTTCATTAAAGCCTCCCTTGCATCGTCAAGTTCTTTGCACAATTTATTAACCATAAGCATATGCTCGGTTGCAAGTGCATCGTATTTTTCCCGTGCCTCGTCACGTTCTTTTAACGCATTTACCAAAGCGTAACTTAACTGATCTTTATCGTAGTCTATTCTCATTTCGCACCCTCCTGCATGATTTGTTTTAATTCATACCGAAGTTCAGATACGATTCCAAACTTGTCGTTTTCAACGTCTATTTCAGCTAAAGAAATAGCTCGTGACGCAATATAGATTAACTCTTTGATTTGCCTCATCGCCTCGTCGCGCTCGCGCCTCAATACGCACATCGGCCTTTGGCATTGATCGTGGCAAGTGTGGATTGCGGATGCCTTTAAGTTTTCAAGTTGCCTTATCGCCCCGTCTCGTTCGCGTTCAAGTTTGCGAGCAAACTCCAAATCAACGCAAAGCACTTGGTATCCGTTATCGTTCACGGCGTAGATGATTGGCTGGTCATCCGTCTCTGGTGTGTTTGATGGCGATGAGAAAAAATCTGTTACGGCATTGTTATCGCCTTTGATTATTTCAATTTTCATTTCGCGCCCTCCCTCCCGTAAGCCGCATCCGTCTCTGGTGTCTCACTCATATCCATGCTCCATTCTCAACTTGCTCGATGTTGATTTGAATGCTCCACAAATGCGACCAGACCGATTGCTCTTGCAACCATCCGAAAAATGTTGACATGGCATCTGGACTTGACTTCGCCTTGGTGAACAACTCGCCACTGAATATGTTCTTTGGCGAGCTATATGTGATTTTGTATGTATTCATATATTTATTAATTCTATTCCGAAATCTGCCGCGAGAAGAATCGTTGATTCGTCCGTTGGATAGGTTTCGCGGTAGACGATACGCCTGATGCCATACGATGCAAGAGATTTTAAACAATTATTGCATGGCAGCGTTGTAGACGCAATCAACCGACACTCGTTCGGCTTGACATGACGCAATGCGTTCTGCTCCGCATGGACAACGTAGTTCCTCCTGCGCTCACGATCAGACCAGTCCTCAATCATGTGCGCTGGAAATCCATTGTAGCCACAAGCGGCAATCGTGTTGTCATGCCGCAACAACACTGCTCCAACCTGCCGCCATGGGTCTTTGCTCTTCTTTGCAACTACCTCGGCGATGCCAAGCGCGTATTCGTCCCAGTCGCTCATTGCATTCCTCTCAAGATTTTATTTACCGCAAGCAAACGCAACCGCTCGTTTTCATCCTCCAATGAATTGCTCGGAAGAAAGTCGGCATCGTTGTATGTAACCGCTGATTCTGGAACGCCAGTGTAGGTATTATTCTCAACCACCGAGGCGGCACTTGGGGTCTTGTCTTCACGCAAATACATTTCCTTCAAGTTTGGCGTTGTGCCTTTCGGATATGTCAAGACTCTTTTCTCAGTGTATGTCTCCTTTGCCGTTCCACACGCGCACAAGGCCAAGCAAGATGCAAGCAATATATTTTTCATTGGCATGACTCGCAGGATTCATCATCAAGTTTGCAGACTCGCTCGATCTTCACATCTTCAAAGTCAGATTCAATGTCGGGAATAGATTTTTCTTGCTTGACTTCCTCAGCCTTGTCTGCCCTCGCAATAGCCTGCTCGTTGCTATACCTACCGCTGGCATAACGTCTGCTTAACTTCTCCCTATTCGCGCTAATGCAACCTTCAAGTGACAAGTCAAGTTCATTCAGTAATCCAGTAAGATAAAACAAGATGTCTCCTGCCTCCTCAATAATGTGCGGAATGTCGATTTGCTTCTGATAGACGCAATGCTTCTTGACCTCATCAAGCAACTCTCCTGCCTCGCCAGATACTCCAACCGCCATGTGCAACAAGTGCGCTTGCTGTGGTGTCAACTGCCGAACAATCTCCGCTCCGGGCTTGACGATTGAATTTACGAACTGCTGGTATGGTGTTGTATTGCTCATGTTGTTTTAGTTTAGATTATTTATAAATTTTATCCAGTCTTCTTTAATAACAGACCAGTCTATCATTCTTCCTATCTCATAGGATTCATCACACAATTTTTTATAGTAAGCAGGATTTGATTTCATTTTTTCTATCTCATAACTTGCAAAAAAAACAAAATCCTCAGATTTAAACGGAAGCAGTTTTCCTCCTCCTCGCTTCAAATATTCTGGAGCAATTCCACATGGAGTTATTAAAACAGGAATACCGCAAGAAAATGCTTCCAGCATTGGATATGGATTTCCTTCAATTAAAGACGGACATACAACCAAATCAATTTCTTTGTATAAATTTTCAGCACCTAAAAAATTAATTCCTTCATTTTTTATAAGATTCAAACTAGTTTTTTGAGATATTTGCTCAACAAGATTCCCTCTCTTAATATCAAATCCTTGGTCTATTCTTGAATATTTTGCAAAATATCCAATGTTCTGCAATGACTCAGATTGTTTTTTAGGGTAATTGTTTTGGAATGTTCCTATTCTTAAAAGTTCTGGAACTCTTCCAACCCCATAACTTAATGAAATATTTGTTAAAATTGGAGCAATCGCGCCATATCCAGCTAATTTATTAAAATATTCTTTTGGAACATTGTTTTTTATAGGATTAAAAACATCCCAGTCTTGATGCAATACTCCAATTGATCTTTCTAATGGGACATCATACCTATCAAAAAGAGCAAAGCATCCCTCTGGAGTTGACACGAAGTAATCGTATTTTTGTTTTAAGTATTCAAATTCATGTTTTGAATAATTTCCAGTCCAGCATAGTATATCACAATAAACATCTGGATGTAATGCTTTTATTAATTCATTGTGGATTTTACCAAATACCCATCCATTATGGATAAAGAATAATACTTTTTTCATTTTGATAGCGTTAGATTTTCAGATTGTATTTTAATATTTGGGAATGTTCTACTTAATGAGTATGCTATTATGTCAATTTCATCGGTATTTCCATATCTACCGATTATGTATTCTACAGTGATTGAATCACAGGATATTTTTTTAGATTGAAGAAGTCTGGCAACTTCGTTCAATATGATATGATCGTGTCCTTCGGTATCTATTTTTAGATTTGCGATATGCTCAATGTTATACTTTTCAACAAGTTTATTGAATGAAATAACATTTGTTGTTTTAGATTTTATAACTGACTGGTCAATACCACATGACATTAAATAATTTAAAACAACTTCATGCGGTTCATTTACCTTACTGCAACCTTTCATCCACAATGGAAGATTTAGTTCTAATATAACCGATTCTGGAACATAAAATATCTCAAAACTTCCGCACTGATTAGAACAAGCTGAGTTTTCTTTTTTGATGTTATTTCCAGTTGGAAGTCTATCAAGATACTCTGTCATTGGCTCAACTAAGAGATAGTTTTTGTCTGGTGAGAAAACTCCATCTGCAACTTCAAAATCACAAGTCCCAATATCTACATGATCGTATTTCATATAATGCTTGGGTAAAACCTTGTCATGGCATCGATGCCGTT